CAGTATTATATATATCCACTAATACCCTTGTAGTTTCCGGCACATCACTTTCAAATAATTCATCAACTTCATCTTTTTCCCACTTCCCAATCTTACTCAACTTATCACCATTCATAGAACGATATTGCCCGTTTGGGTCTTTCTTATACGCATACTTACGATATGGAAAGGTTGTATATCCCCTTTCATCATCCCACAAATGGATTAAGTTTTTTTGCCTTTCGTAATAAATGTTTTGATACATTAACTTATTAATTTTTTATGTAGTACAGAAAACATTTTAGAATCATTTTCTGATAGTTCATTTGCTCTATCCAATACCATTCTTTCTCTATCTTGTCTATATGCATCATTATCTAATATCTTATCCAACAACACAAATAATTCTTTCTGATTATTGAAAAACATACCATTAGGGTCTATCTCTCTATAACAATCTGAATTGTGGAAAATCATTGGTGTACCATTCATCATACAATCTGTGGCCGATACACTCCAACCATAATTAGTTTGTAATGGTTGTATTCCCACTTTACATAATTGTAACATATCATAGTATTCTTGCTTTGATGCTTTTTTTGAAGTATCAAACCAAGGTAATTTTTTATCACCATTTTTATATTGCGGCACCCATACCATAATATCAGGTCTACGTTTTTTATATGCTTCCATATACTCAACAAACTTATTATAATTTTTATATCCAGCGGTTCGGTGATTGAATACAATTATATTGTGTTTATTTGGATTTGGTTCTTTTAATACTTTATCCTTTGCTACACCCAAATTCCAAACAACTAATTTTTCATCTAATTTTTTAATTACGTCATCATTAAAGGTTATCTTTGCTTCTTCAAGCACTTTGTTCTTTTGGTCCTGCGTATTTAAAAAGCATGTTTCCATTTGTAATACACCTAAAATTTCATTTGGAAACCATAGCTCCTTTGCCTTACCAGGTCGGTTATCAATACCATTACAAAGACTCATTTCCCACCAATGACAGTAACCTATAACCTTTATATCACTTCTTTTTTTATACCTACCAATAACATTCCAATCAGGCAAATGTGAATATATAATATCATAATCAGTTTCTTTCATTACTCTAATCAATTCTTCGGATGGGAAACATCTTTGATTCATCATATCAGCGGGTATAGGAACTTCAATTTGTTTTATATTATCTAATATACCCAATTTTGTTGATAGATTATCTTTAGGCATTATAATATACCAAAATAGCTGGCCATATTTTTTCAATTCTGTTATATGATTATAGATTACATCTACAAATGAATCCTTTTCAATATTGGCATAATTAGTAATATTTGGAATTACTAAAATTTTGGCACTACTTTTATAATTTATTGCATCCCAATATTTCATCTTATCTTCCTACTTCTTTTAAGTATTTATCTTTCATTTGTTCCCAATTCAATCCGATTGCATCTACATAAAATAATACCTCTGGTTTTATTTTATTTTCTTCATACAATTTATTATATCTCTTTATTGCTTTATCTTTCCACCAAGCGATTGTGTATTCATTACCTTTCTGAAATTTATCTTTTATAACTAATTTATCTTCAGTAATTTTATCACAAAGGAAATCATTACCATTCTCATACATTTGTGCAAAATATACACCTCTTTGAAATCCGTGGTCATATGTATTGCTTTTAATTCCAAATTCCTTATAAATTGCTTGTATAATTTTTTGTTTAATACCACTTACAGGTCCATTTCTTTCATAACCCATATTAGCACCATTACGTGCTCTCTCATCCATAATATTTTTTTTATACCATTCTGCACGATTTTCTTTTAACCATTGATGCCAAGGGTCATAAACTTTATCATCTGGCTTTAAAGAAATTTTACCCTTAGATTCTCCTAAAGTTTTAAAATGAGGTATACCATTATATTGTGAATGAATACCATAAAGAGAAGTAGTACCAACGCCTATTAGAATATTATCATATTTTTGTTTCCAATACTGTCTGATTTCAGGTGCAGTTGCTAATGCTGCTATCAATTTACCACCTAAAAAATTATATCCAAATGGTTGAGTCGATACAATTGTTGTAGCAATTGTTGTACAATTTAGTTTACCTTTTTTAAATTTATCCTCTTTATTCCAACCAATATATTCGTCTCTTACTCCTAAAGATGTAATATCAGAACCTAAACATATCTGTCCTAATATCTTTCCGGTTGTTCTATCCTTAACATATATTTTAACGTTTCTGCCAGGATTGGCCTGAAATTCCATTGTGTGAATTAATTTACGAATTTCTGTCCAACGAGTTGCTTCTTTTGGATTTTCATCTACAATTTCTACAAAAGGTTCTAATGAATTAATTTCAGATATTGTCAATTCCTTATTGGTTAAATCAGTAGGTTTCCAAAGCAAATCGTAATGTTGTTGTAAAACAGGTAATCTCTTCATATTTGCTACCCTATCATCATTCCACTCAATCCACTTTTTGTAAAGAGTTTGTTCTTCTACTGACATAGTTTTAAGATAATTCAAATTATCAATAAACTTCTTTTTCATAACCTCATAATCAAAGGTTTCCTTATTTGTTTCTTCTATTGTATCCCAAAATTTCATACTATTAATATACTATTTTTTTCCCACTCTACCAAAACTTACTTGCTAATTCAGTTTCAGGTGCGATTGTTAAATGATTTTCTATTGCTTTGTTAAACTCCTTTGCATTCTTTGGATAATCTCTAATTTCGTGTTTAAGTGATTTGAGTAATGTTTTCTTTTCTTTTTTATCACCTGTAATTACTTGCACATATCTATGCTTTGGGGGTTCTTCCCTTCTCCAAAACTCTTTATATCCTTGCTTTCCGATTTCTCTACGAAGATGTTCTAAATTACCACTACCCCACATTGAGAACACTGTCCTACTATGAATCCAATCGTAAGGGTCTTTTGTTAGAGATATACCATAATTTGGCATTAGAGCAATTTCTGTGTTCATTCCCTGATATATCCAGTTAGTAGCTTGGTATATTCCACCCAAATGCTCTTGTCCGTTATCTGCGTAGGAAATTAGGACCTTTATTGCTTTATCATTTTCTCTAAACCATTTAAAAGATTGTCCGATTGCATAACTTTCTATATTAGCACCATATCCATCATCACAATAGAGACGGGTAAGTTCTAATACATTATCTTTAGTCAATAATTCCGAAATCGATGTTGCTGCTCTTGCACCGACGGGAAATCCATAAACCAAACATCCAATTAACTTTTCGTTATCACCTAATGCGTTTACTTCATCTGTTCTGTAAAATATACCCAATGAATATCTACAAGCAGTCCATGCGTGAGTATAGTGTTTTTTTACTATAATCTCTTTTGCAACTGATGGACTTATTTCTCTAATTGTAACTCTGGATACATCACAATATAACTTATTTTCTACTTTCATTATTTTAATAACTTATCTTTCCAATTTTTAATTAAAGGTTTAACAAACACTTTTTTTATCGGCGATTCAGTAACTACATAATGTTCTCTACCCACTGCATACTTTGCAATTGCGGCCTCTGGATTATTTCTTGCCAATTCACCTCTTGCAGAATTTTCTTTTTGCCATAATAATACGGGTGCTTTTTTTATAGAATTTCCTTGCGTTTTTCCTACTTCTACCCAATTATCAGCAAGATATACTGCACCATTTCTTTTGTTATCCGAACCCTCAATGAGTGGTTGAACAAAAGTTTCTAACATAACTAATTGGTCACCATACTTTTCCTCCCATCGTTTAGCACCTTTTTCTCTTAAGAGTTTTAATGCCATAGTCCCCACATTCTTAATACCATTATCAGGCACCAAACAAAACCTATAATTATTTGCAACTTTATTTGAATTTCTAAGACGTGTATCTTTATCCCAGCCAATCCAGTTATCTCTTGCACCAATTGCTAATACACAAGATGAAATACCTATTGCACCTATTACTTTGGTATCGGATGTTCTATAAATTAAATAATTAATTCTCCTCTGTGGAACATCTTTATATTTTACATAGGAATGATGAGTATCTATTATATTTCTAAAAATAGAAGTTTGTTCTGTATTATTACATTCTTGTAAAAATATTGGGTAATGATATGTTTTACTAAAATCAAAAAATGACATTTTAATTTTTTTCATATGGCCACTTTAGCATGTGCTGCCAAGTTTGGTTTGTAACTATTTTTTTAATGTTTGCCGGCGAAACTTTGTGATTTTGTGCTAATACTTTTGTATTACGATGTCCAACTTTCCATAGTTCCCTAATCGTTTCTACTTGCTTTTCCGTAAGTTTGTGCATTGGATGTGCTTCACCTTTTAACATAACCCTAATATACGGAACTTTTTTTAATTTACCAAATTTAGCCAAGCGCTTCGTTTATAGAATTTAGATACGCCATTTTGGATTGAAGACCTGTAAATCTTTCGTGAAGTTGTCCATTCTTTTCAACAATTATTGTCGGAACTGATGTTACTCTGTATCGTTCTACCTCAGTCACTTCATTGTCCACATCATACTCCTCAAACTTTACATTTGGGTATTTGGTTTTTATTTCGTTCATTACAGGTATTAACATTCTACAAGGACCACACCATTCAGCGCTAAATTTTTTGACCGTTACCATATTTTTTATTTTTTTTAGATTTAAGTATTTTTATTAATTTGTGTTGTCTAATTTCTTTAATTTTCTTTTCTAACCAGCTTTCATTTTCATTGACTCTATTTAATTTTTTTTGTAATTTGTGTAATTTTTTAGCTACTTTTGCAGTGTCAATTTTTTTTTCGCTCATAAAATTGTTTTTTTATATTAGTGTTTCCATTTACATATTTCGGCTCATATGGGCAATGGCGACAACGATTGCCACAACAATACCCTCGTTTAATATGGTAGATAGGGGTAAAGACCACCTTATCATTTTCCAAATAATATAATTCATTTTCATATTTACTATTTAATTTCACAAGCACCCCCTGTACAAGCTAATTCTCCACTTAAGTCTGTATTATCCTGTAACTCAATAACCTCACTTAAATCTATCTCATGTAGGGTTTTCATTAATTCATCATACTTTTCTTTTGTACAATCTTCAAATGGCGCCTGAATGTAGGTGCCACCATCATAAGGTAATACTGATAGTCCATTGTAATATTCTTTGTTTTCCCACATCCACTCACCAACGGCTTTCCACTCATGCTCTCTTATTGAAATTGTAGCGGAAACGTTGTGTGTATTGTTTCCACTTCTGTGACCGGGTTTAATCCATTCACTATGTACTTTTTTTACTCTCTCAAGTAATTGTATTGGTGATTCGGTACGAAATATAGAACCTTCCGGTGCTTTTTGTGGAATACCGATTACTGCCGTATCATGTGGTCTAAAATATTCATCCTCTACCAATTTAGTATGATTTAGATTAAGGTATTGATATATACTTTCGTTTTTACCAACCCTTACTCTGCGAATGTAATAATCATTATGCCAAGCGTGGATACCAGATGATGTACCTAAAGTCAAAGATGTTGTTCCTGCAGGTTTTACGGTTGTACATCTGGCGGCCTGATTGACCCCAATTATATCAGCAACACGTATGTTTTCCTCTTTTACAGCTTTAGATGCTTCTTTCATATTGAATTTTAATACTGCACCACTTCCAATTCCTGTCATGCTTACACCAATGAGTGCATCTTTTTCAGTTGTTCTTTGCCAAATGGGTCTTAGGTAATGGAAATCGGTATAGCCTGCCTGTAATGTTCCGATAAATGATGCCGCCTTAACTCTTGCATTCAAATCATCCTGGTCCATAACATCACTTACATTTACTTCACATAGATTACAAAATTGAAAAGGTCTCAATGCAATCTCACAACAAGGATTAGTTCCCCAATCTTTATCATTTGATAAGTAGATACCCGGTTCACCGGCTCCACTTGCTTCTATACGTTTCCACAAATCCATAAAATACTCTTTTGTGATTTTGTGTCTCATTAGGACTGCAGAATTATTTGCTCTACCTCTTTGTGGATGTTTCTCCCACCATGCACCACTTTTACAACTTATCATTTCTTCATCGGTTGCAGAGAACAAACAAATTAATGCTGCTCTACGAATACCACCGGCTAATACTGCATCTGCAATATGGCAAACCATATCATGCACTTCAATAGGTGTCAATTTATCTGCATCATTTTTTGCATCTAATATACCTTCTAATTTTATTAAGCACTCTTTGAGAGGTTGAGGACCTGGTGCTTTACCGCCGGAAGTTACAAGTCTTGCACCCTTTGCACGAATATCTCTGAAATCAAATACCGGTTTACTTCCACCAAAAAAGTATGCTTTGATTAAAACTGAAATCGCATCTGCCCAGCCCTCAATAGAATCACCAATAAGAAATCTTCTTGTCTTATCAGCATTTGGTTTTCTGATTTCAGGTAATTGTTCTACATGATGTTTTTGTACTGAATATCCTACGCCCGTCCCACCTAATAGTAGAAACATAATTTCTGCAAATACTCTATAATCATCAATCGGTGCAAAAGCACAATTGTAAATTCTATTTGGACTTATTTCAATTGGTTTACCTGCGAATTGCATAGAACGCATAGAAGGTAAAACTTTTTTATCAAATACAAATTTATAATTTTCTTTAATTTCTTTTTTTAGATTAGGATATTTTTTTATATGCATTTCCATATTACGGGTAACTAATTCCGTCCATGTTTCTCTTCTTTTCAAATCTGGCCTGTACTTTGCGTACTTCATATAGACCGTAACGTCCGATAAAATTCTTTGTGAAATATCCATTTTTTGTAAATTTTGTATTTTTTAATGTTGGTATTTTTTCTCTGAAAAACCAGAAAATGTAAAGATATATATAAGGTATGTTGGACTATAACCTCATTTTCTTTAGTAAATTTTATAGAATGTTAAAAAATATTTTTCTCCGATTTTTTTTGTTTTAGTATACTTATTATCCCATATTTTCTACATATTTTTTATGTAATAATTTCTTTTCTAAGTTTTCTCCTTCCTTACTATCTTTCACCGCTGCCATACCATCTACTGAAGTGGCTGCAAACACATTCATAATACCATGAAATGTATCAATCTTTGCAGGAAACGTCATACCATCGGGTCCAAAACGATTCTTAACTATGTGAACACGACCTGTATTTGATAGTTTATCTTTGGTTTTTCTACTTACACTCATAATAAAGTCCGCTGTTTGAACTTTCTTATAGGAATCACCTACCGAGTCCGCTTGAATAACTTCGTGTTCAATTGCTGCTCTATTTGTTTGTGTTGCTGTCCAAATCGGAATTCCCGTCTCACCACTCAGTCCTCTTAATTCTTCGTAGATACCACCCAACTCTGCGTATAATCCATCATTAGCTCTATTTGCCGATTTAAGAAGGTCAGCGTAATCAATAATAATTAATTGTGGATTAAAACCACTTGCTCTCACTTTATCAATATGTGCTGATAGGGTTTTTGCCGATGCAAATTGTGGTGGATAGTATTTAATCTTTACTCTACCTGGCGTTTGTTTTACTTTACGAACAATATCATCTTTTTTTACCTTTTGGTCGGCAGTTGTAATATTAGTTAGAATCGTAATATATCTTTGCCCTACATAATTTTCAGATAATTCCAAAGTGTAATGTAAAACATTTGCACCCCTTTGTAATGCTGAACATGCTATTTTGGATAAGAACCAACTTTTACCTATACCAGAGGGTGCCATTACTACACCTAATTCGCCTGGTCCTAAACCACCATCCATTAATTCATCAATCACATCCCAACCTGTAGAAACGGAATTTCTTTTTACATCATCCAATATACTTTCAAAATCCTCTACAAAATCCAAACCCAAATCATTCTCAACACCTACTTTAGATGCTGCGGTCATTGTATCAATAATCTTATCGTATTGACCGGATTTTAAAAGGTCTACTGATTTTAATAGTGCCTCTTTTACTTTTTGATTTTTTGCAAAAGTAAGGTATTCATTCTTTACATAAGGTAAATCATTTGCTCCTATTAGCAAATAAACGGACTTTAATTGTTCAACTACAGTCTGTTTGAGTAATTTATCTTCAATATCACCAACTTTTATTTTGAAAACCTCCATTGTGGGTGTACCACGATACTTATCAAAATAAGTTTGTGTCTCATTTACAATCCATTGATTTGCTTGAGATTCAAAAAAGTTAGGTTTAGTAATTTCGTTTACCTGTTCTAAAAACTTAACGTCTGTGATTAGTGAAGCAACAACTTTAGATTGATACGATTGACCATATTTTACCAATGTATCTACTGCTTCCATTATTTTCTTTGTTTTTCTTTAAGTTTTTTTCTTTTAAGTTGCTTTTCTGCAATTGTTTCGGATTTTTTTTCTTCTTCAACTTCTTGCTTTTCTGTTTTTACATCTCTAAATTTTTCTTTCCATTCCGATTTAGAAGTATATTTCCATGTAAGACCAACCAATTGTTTAGCCTGACTGTCTTCAACTCTAATAATTGTGCCTGTTTTTTCGTTTTTAATACATTTCATAATTTTAAAATTTTGCTATATGACCAAATGTTGATTGTAACCAATCATTAATATCTTTAAATGAATCTACAACACCAGCTTTTAATCCAACTTTAAGAAAACCTTGCTTGTCAAACTTTGGTGTCACTTCATCATATCTATCCATAATTTTCATACGAAGATTACCACTAAACTCTGGCTCTGCCAACTGCATTAATTTACGATTTCTTTCGCAAATTTCCAAATTACTTTCAAATAATTCGTGTGCTTTAATTTTCTTATCCAATCCTTTTACATATTCCAACATACTTTCTGTTGAGTGATAAGTTTCCTCTGCAAGAATTGGAAATGCTTTAATAATTGATTTAATACCTAAACCATTTACACCACTAATGTTATCCGATTTATCACCATCAATCATACGAAAATTAATAAAGTTATGTGGGTGAATACCAAATTCTTCCAAAACTACTTCTGGTGTATATACTTTCTTTTTAGAGGGTGAATATACTGAAACATCTTTATTTACCAATTGTAAAAAATCCTTATCAGAGGACATTAATACAACTTTCTCACCATCTTGTCGGAGTTGAGTTGCAATATAACCCATTACGTCATCTGCCTCAATACCATCATATAACATAATAGTAACGGGTAGATATGATAAAAGGTCTGCCAATGCTACCATTTGCCTTCTCATAGAGATTTGTTCATCCTCAGGATTCATATCTCCACCGGTGATAGCACGATTAAGTCGGATTTTGTTTTTAGCTCTATCCGCCTTATATCCTGCGTAAATATTTTGTCTGCTTTTTGCACCACCTTTACCATCAAAAGTTAAGATAACTCTTGTTGGATTAATCATACGGATAGCGTAGCCGATACTTTTAAGTGTACCGACTATGCCTCCTATATGGTCCCCATTATCATTAAGATTTGGTGCGGTGGACCAGGAACGAATGAAGGTATTAAGACCATCAATAATTAGGGTTTTGGAATTTTTGTGTAAAGAACCAAAACTTTTATGTTCCTCATCTATTTGCTTTAGTATATCTAAATACTTTTTATTAATCTGACTCATTTGCTACATCCGTTGTTTCATCAACTTCCTCTGAAGCGGAATTTTTGTATTGTAATATGCAAACCTCACATATCTTACGATAAATTTGGTCTTTTATATCTTCGTTTTTAAGAATTTCTGAAAAATCTTTTGATTGAAATTTAATTACTTCACCTGTTTCTGTATCAATATATTCATACCATGCCCCTGATTGCTTTACAAGCTTATTATCTTTCATTACACCCAACCAACTTCCATAGTTGTCAATTCCTCTATCAAAGAAAATAGAGAAATCTGCGTGTCTTAAAGGCGGTCCTAAACGATTTTTTACAACTTGTGCTCTAACTTTAATACCAACAATTCTATCTGCAATCTTTAATTGCCCCATAGACTTAAGACGTAATCTTACAGAGGAATGAAATGCTAATGCTTTTCCACCCGATGTTGTCCAAGGGTCACTAAATGCCATTGCGTTCATTTTCTGACGAAGTTGATTAGTAAATACTAAACAAATGTTTTGTCTACCAATCATATTCGTAATCTTACGCATTGCTTTTGAAATAATAATTGCCTTATCAGTAGCGTAACCATCTTTATCATAATCGGCTTCTAATTCTTTCTTTGTAGATGCTGCTGCAACAGAGTCAACTACAATACTTACCAATCGGGTCTTATCAGAAGTCCTAATCTTTTCAATAATAGTTTCACAAGCTTCAAAAATACCTTCGACCGTATCTACCGAAACATACAATAATTTAGAAATATCAACACCGATTGCTTCCAAAAATTCCCTATTAACGGCAGTTTCTGTATCAATCAATACGGCTACTCCACCTTTCTTTTGTGTTTCAGCTAACAGATGGGCAGAGAGCAGAGATTTTCCACTCTGCTCTAAACCCGTAATTTCTGCTATACGGCCAACAGGCAAACCACCATAAGGTCTATTAGAGATTGCTACATCCAAAAGAGCGTTACCTGTCGATAACCAATCTTTTACGTTAGTTGGAGCATCACCCCCACCATCCGTAAGAAAGTATGCAATTCTACCATCCTTATTTTGTTTGTTTAATGAATCGGCAAGAATACTTGCCAAGTCCTCCTGTACTTTAGCCATAATTGTAACTTATTAGTTGTTAAATAAATCATCGAATGCCGATGCTACATCATCTGCTTTTTTAGCAGGTGCTTCTTTTTGCCAAGGAAGGTCACCAAATTCTTGTGTACCACCCATATCAACTGATACCTCAGATTGCTTTTTAGCAACTGATTGGGTTTTTGGTTTTGGTGCTTCTAATTCCTCAACAATTTCATCCTCTGATGCTGCTGCACCTGGATTCAACCAATTTTCCAATACTGATTTTAGTTCTGCGTAAGATAACTCCTGATACAATTCAGTAATGTTCTTTTGATTTTCCAACAATTGTTTTACAATAGCTGGGTCATCTGAAAGTTTTGTTTGAGTTGGTTTAATACGGATTGCAGTTGTTGGATATGCTGCATTTGATTCTTCGGCAGATGTTACATCCAATACGATATCTCTACCGGTCATAGGGTCTGTAATATCTCCGTAGTCAGGATCAGCGATATATCCTAAAATGTCCTGATAAACTGTCTTTCCAAATCCCCAAAACTTAACACCGTCGTTTTCTTTACCTCTTACGATAACTGGTACGAAAGTTCTCAATTTTGGTTCCATCTTTTTACCTGCTTTCCAATCATCAGTATCACCTGTCCTTTTGAGTTTTTCTGCAAACTCAACAATCGGGTCAGGTCTACCAAATGACATTGGTGACAAGTAAGTCTTGTTGTTGATGTTGTAATGGAAATAGAGTTCGATAAACGGAATGTCCTTATTAAATTTGTAAGGAACGATACGAATTAACGATTTTCCGTTTGCTGGCTTCCAAATGGAGTCAGACTTTTTTGTGTTGCTTTGCAAAGAGTTAAATCTCTTTAGCGCCAATGAAATGTCCATTGTTTTTAGATTTTAAGGTTTAAAAAATTGTTTAAAGTTTAAGGTTTAAGTAGCTACTACCTACATAACTAAATATAACCTTTTTGGCTTTTTACATAGTAAATATACGACTTTTTTTTGAATATACCAAATTTATTTTGCCCATTTTTCTCTTTGTACCATTTGAGCTATTATACCATAAACAGATAGGTCTTGATAAGTATCCTGTATAGATTCTCCTACTTCATCGGGCTGACCTAATACAACCATTTGTTTTAATCTTTGTACTTTATCATTGATTCTAAACCAAAGACCTGTTAAGGATAATTTGATATCCTCTTTTGTTTTTAACG